TAAAATTTTATTACTAGTTGTCATTTATTATATTGTTTTTTAATTGGTTTTTTTCTAAATCAAACAGACTAACGTATTTTTCAGTTTCTATGTCTATAACATCTAAAACCTCATAGATAAGATCTACGTCTACATTTAATCTGTCTGCTATCTGCTTTCTTTTAAATTTTTGAGGATAAATTGTGTTAAATACTGTAGCAGAATGAGTGCTTTTAATAGACTCTCTACCATAATACCTACATAATAACTCTTTTAATTCATCATCAAATTTACTATAGTTTCCTTTAATAAATTTATCAAAATTAGGTTTATTATGTCCTGGTACTCTAAGATAAATAAGAATTTCTTCTAAATTTTCTTCATATTTAACATAACAATCATTATCATTTATTTTTTCTATAAACTTCTCAAAGATATAATCATTACTATCTATCTTTTCAAACACCATAACAACCATATAGTCATCTAAAAGATAACAATTAATATAATTGTATGGTAGTTTAGCATAATGAATGTCACACATTGGTAGAACAAATGTATGACATCTTGTTGGTTTTGTACCAAGTATTTCTATTCTTCTATTCACAAAAGTCTATTTTTTCTATTTTGTTAAGTTTTAATTCCCCTGTGTCTAAATCATCAATCATTTTTAAACTTAAATAGTTTCTGTAAAACTCTTTTATTCCTTCATATTCTCCAAAATGCAGAATATACTCATCAAACACTAATCCTCTTAATGACTCTTGATCATCAATGTTAAGTAACAATTTATCAGCAAAAGCTTTACCTTTGCCGGGAATTCCTTTAATTCCATCTACAGAATCACCTGTAATCATACTTTTCCAAAAGTAAGCGTTTATTTCATCAGCAGTATTCTCCACAAACTCATTTTTACGTGGATTGTAAGCAATATCTACTGAAGTTAGTATATCTTTATCAGGAGAAATAATAATGCTCTCATATTGGCTGTTTTTAGCTTTAAATGAAACAACTAAATCATCAGCCTCATAGTCACTATTAAATGTAAACCCATGATTATCTTGTAAATATTGCTTAATATCATATAGAAATTCTGGCAAATCTGTATATTTCCTATTAGCCTTATAGTTTGGGTTTACAGTATACCTAAAACATTTGCCTATTGTTAAATACCCTAAATAGCTATCTGCTTGCACTAAAGTGTTTATGCTTCTGATAAATTCATCACAAAGCTGTTTGCAGTCTTCTAGGGTTTTAATAGGCTCATCTTTTTTATTATGGCATACATAAAATGGAATAAAATCACCATCATAAACAGCTACTCTTTCTTTTACTCCTGTTTTATTCATTCTATTCTTCTTTTTTATCCCATTCAGAGAACTTTTCAATTTCATACCTTGACTTTAATTCATCTATTAGGTCATTTACTTCTTTCTTAATTTCTAGAAAGACAATTTTGTTTTGACCTAACCTTTCTAAGGTGTTTATTGCAAAAGCTGATCTTTCAAGGGCTTTAGTAATTTTTACAATTTCACTACTACTAACTTTAAACATAATATTTATTTTTAATTAATTCTATTGTTTTGAGAACATTAGCTTGATTATTAGGCTTATAAAGAGTTACATTGTAGTTGTTTCTAACTAAATGATCCTTAAACCATTTCCATTTGAGTGGAAAAGCGTCATTAGGATAACCCTTACATTCTAAAATCCAGCCATTATTAAAATCATCTATATTTGTAAAATCAGGTAAATACGTTATGCTCCTAATATTTTTACTAGCATTAACAAGTGATTTATCTTTTTTTAGTTCATAACTTTCATTAGTGAATTCAAATGCTTCTAATAGTACAAACTTCTTTTCTTCATACTTAAAATCTATTATACCAGCTTCTATTAACTTATTATAAGTAAATAGTTCTAGTTTAGATTTAAAAGTTAATCCGTTTGCAACAAGAGATACTGCATTCTTTATTTTTCCTTTATTTTTCTTCATTTTTTATTTGTTGTAATAGTCTATCAAAAACTACAATGTAATCTGGCTTTAAATAGTATTTGTTTAAATTTTTAGTTATTAAAATACCATAAGCATCAGTTGTTTCTGTGACTAACATAACAAAGCTTTGTAAGTTATCTAAATGAATATCAATCTTGTTATTTTGGATTGCTTCTAACTTATCATCTGAAAAGTTACACCTAATAACATGAGCTTCATCTAAACCTAAGTTTTCACCAGTTTTCTTTATTAAAGATGTACTGTCATCATTTGAAATTATATAAACTTCAAATTGAGTTTCATCAGATAATAATACTTTAATGAAATTCCTAAAGCCTTCAACAGCCCAGTTATCTGTTATTTCAAAAGATACTCTATATTTATTGTTTATCATTTGTTTTTTTTATTTGATTATTAATCATTCTTTTTGTACTAGATAATCCCATTGATTTAATATAATCACTTACGTCTTTATATTTGGGGATGTAAAAGTATTTAAAATTATACACATTTGCAATTTTTAATGTATTTTTTATTCCTTCTTCATCATTATCATAATTTACTATTATTGTTTTAAACCTGCTAAGTAATTCATTAACAATGGACTCATCCAAATTTGTTGTTTCACTTTGAAGTGATATAGCATTATAACCTAATAACCTGTAAACCATGCAATCTTTAAGACTCTTTGTAAGTATTAATATGTTTGAAGATTTATCTAATTGTTCATAACCTTCAATACTAGAACCTGTTGTTAGCCATTTATAAGCTTTATTCTTTTCTAATGGTTTGTATATTTTATGATTATAACCACTTTTATTATAAAACCTATAGGCATATAGTGGATTTAATTTATTATAATTTAAAACAAAAACATCATCATTTTTGTAAATATAAACATGTTTACAAGAAAAGACATTATAAGTATCTAACAAAGTTAATGGTATTGAGTACTGATTCCAGTAATCATAATCTGCAATAGTAAAAGGCTGACTAACAATTTCTATTCTTTTTTTTACTATTGTTAATAGTTTTTCTTCAAACTTTAAATCCTTCATTTCACGATTAATATGTAAATTAGATACACTTAATCCAAAATCTGACAATATAATATTCAAAGATTCTTTAAAAGTACAATTATATTTAAACATAATATAGTCAATTACACTATAGTCTTTATTATCACCTCCAAAGTCTCTATAAACTAGATTACCTCTTTTGTTACATCTTATTCTACATGATGGATTTTTATCATTGTATAATTCAGATTTAAAAGAAGAATCTACTTTTTGAAAATTCTTGCAATAATATTTCCATAAATTATATTGACCTATGCTATCATATATCTCTTCTAAAGTTAATTCCTTTTCAACACCTTTTAAGCTAAACATAAGTATAAAAAAGCGCAAGTAATTTCTTACCTGCGCTATTAATTAATTATTTATTATTAGAATGGTAAGTCATCATTTTTAACTGCTGTACCAATACTTGAATTAACTTTATCTGGAGATAAAAACATTTTAATATCTTTATCAGGACTGAACTTTAATCCAGTTGCTACAGAAGGAACATTCATTGATTCTACTCTATCAAGAGTTGAAAAGATTGCTCCACCTTCTTTAGTTTGCTCACCCTTAAATTTAGCACGGAATGGACGTCCAACTAATAAACTAGAAAGTTTATCAACCAACATTGAGATTTGCTTTTCTTGATTAGTCTCATTAGAAGATACTAATTCAATATTTTTAGCTTCATCTCTGCTCATATTATGAGTACAACAGATTAAATCATTAATATTACGTGCAGTAATATCCCAAGCGGCTGTCTTTTTACCTTCACCTTTTTCAGATGATAAGTACATATAGGCTGATTGACCAACTTCACCATTTTGATTAACTGTTTTCATTCTAATATAAGGTGTTTGCTTTACATTAGACTTGCCAGAGATTATTTCAGTAACTTTAACATTTTCATAAACTCCTGGTTTTTGATATGCAACATTGTTTGACATTTCATTACTACTATCATCTACATTTAAACTAAAATTCATATTGTTTGTTTTTATTTGTTATTAATTATTAATTATTTATATATTTTATCCCAATAAGTTTTGTAAACACCATCAACTTCTTCAGCCAACAGTATCTCCTTATTTTTGAGATGTTCTGGTCTTGCACCACAAGTTACATCATCCATAGCTTTAAAGCTAAGATATGTTTCATTTCCTCGTCTAAACATATACCCAATAGCATCTGCTTGACTACAAATTAATGATTTAATCTTGCCAGTTAAATCAATGTTTGCAGCCTGAACTAATTCACCTTTATCATCTACCTGCTTGTCTTTTATATGACCTGATAGTATGATATGTGGAGCTAATGTATCAATATAATCTAGAACTTGAAAAAATGCTTCACGAAGATACATGTAACCTGCACCATTTGCAAGTTTTATTACATCATCACCATCAAAATTTTTGCCCATAGAAGTGGCTTTGTAAATTTTAACAGCTAATGGTTTTACTAAATCTTCTAATACAGTTACAGTATCAACTGTAATGTATGTGTAAGGGTAATTAGCATCCTTAATTTGTTTACCAATGTCTCTTAGTTCATTAAGGCTAGTTACCTTAATTTTAAGAGCACTGACATAGTCAGAACCATCCTCAAGGTCTAGTATTAAATTATTCTCTAGCCCTGCATAAGACGTTGTTTTACCTGTCTTAGGCTTAGAATAAATAACTAGTCTCTTTGGATTAACTCTGTCTATTTTTACCTTACTTGTAGGTAACTTCATCGTTTCTGTCATTTTAAATTATTTTCTAACCATTCTTTATTTATTTTATCTGGCTCTGGTAACTCTTTAAAAGTTCCTGTTTTAGGCATAAACAATAACCCTATTGCAATGTTATCTCTGCTGAGTCTGTTTTTGATTATTTTTAACATCCTAAAAGAATCTTTTAAATTGTAACTTGTCCCAAGCTTATTGATGTTATAACCTATACATGCATCCATGTCCATTTTATAAGCATTCATTAAACCTAAAACAACATCTGCATCTGTGTAGGGATTTGTTGTATCTTTAAAGTCTGATTGCTGTGGAGATATATCAGCGCCTTTAAATTTCATTCTGTCTATACTACTCAACCCTTGATTAAATTGTTGTAGCCATATAAACGTCATTTTAAACAAATTCCTAGCAATTACAGAGAATTCTGAAAGCTTGTCAATGTTTTGTTTTAAAGTGAATCCTCGTTCAATTTTAGCCAAAGCTAAGTGGTCACCTGCCACAATGTTGTATTCTTTAGGATCATTTAATTCAAAACTAACAATTCTTTCTTGTTTTTTATCATGTTCATCAGTATAAGGTTCTTTAATATATTTACCTTTTTTGCCCATAAAATCCC